GACTTCCGTGAGATTGCTCGCTACAGCGGCAACCCCGGTCAAGGCATGTACATGGGCAACCCCATGATGCCTAACAACGCCAGCTTCTACATGGGTCCCCAAGCTGGTCAGGGCTATTTCCTGGCTGGTGAACCTGTGATGCCGACCGGCGTTCAGTTTGAAGGTGTGAAGTTCTTCGAATCGACCAACTTCCCGACCAAGACGGTTAGCGCAAGCTTCACCGACACTCCTTCTTACAGCAACCAAGAAGTTGCCCAAGGTTACTTCTTTGGTCCTCAAGCAATCGGTGTTGGCATCGGTGGCCCTAACGCCCAGGTGCTCATCAACAACAACGATGACTTCAGCCGCTTCATCATCCTGATTTGGCAACTGTACGCTGGCTTCGAGATCCTGAACAAGGACTTCGTGACCACCGCCTTCAGCTTTGTCTCTGATGACGGCACCATCTGATAAGGAAAATAAATCCAATTTAACGGAGAAATAAATGTCCTACTTATCTTCCAAGAAGATCTATCCAGGTAACTGGACCAATGCCCTGAACGGCTGGTACAAGAACATTGATGTTATCGCCGATAACACCAATGATTACTCCAAGGGTGGCCCCACTTCGGTGCTGGCCGTCCCTGGTTACCGCTACTTCCAACAGCGTGGTTACGCTGTGGTGGAATGGACCTCTGGTGACGCCGCTACTCGTGGCCAAACCATGAACGTGATCGTTCCTTCGCCTTACCGCCAGGACGACACCCGCCCCGACATCACCGGCATGGTGATCTCTGGTAACGCCACCCAACCTGCTTTCGTGTATCGCGCTGCGATCTCGGTTGCTTCTGGCTGGGGCGACAACCGCGTCACCACCGGCGTTTACGCCTCTACCGGTAACGTGATTACCTTCGGTGCTGGTCCTACCGCTGTGACCGGCGTGGGCGAAGCAATCTCGCAGGCCAACCTCAGCTCCACCGTCTCTGGTGACGCCGCCACCAAGATTCTGTTTGCCGCTGGCACTCAGGGTCTTAGCAGCACTCCCTTCCTGACCGCCACTGGCGCGGCTGGTCTGGGCCCCTCTGGCGTGTACAAGGCTGTGACCGGCGCTACCACCTTCAAGGTGTTCGCCCGTGGCACCACGACCGATACTGGTGTGTCTGGTGGCGTGTATCTGGCTGATGCCGACTACAACTCTGGCCTGAAAGGCTATCTGGTTGTGGAAGTGTGCTACATCCAGCCTGATGAAGCTCCTGGCTACGAAGATATCGAAGAGTATATCCTCGGCCGCACCGTTAGCTGATTAGGTTAAACTAGGACCAGAATTAAAACATCTGGTCCTTATGCTTTACCAGCATCGTAAAACTGGCGCTCGCGTCAAAGTTGTAAGCGAATGGGATAACGGCGATTGGTTCATGGTCGAAGATCAGGACGGTCGCCTTTACACTGCTTACAAAACTGAATTGACCCCAGATGAAGTAGCAACAAAAAAAGTTGCAACTCTTCAGGTTAAGGATAAGGCTGCCCAAGAAGAGCCTCGTGTTTTCCCACCCGAAACACGTTTAAATATTAATACCGCCACCCCTCAAATGATCGCTGATCACATCAAGGGAATTGGTGTCAAGACAGCTAGAGAGATTAAAGATCTTCAGATGTCCTTATCGGGTGAGAAGTTTAATAGCCTTGAGCAGTTAAGACAGATTAAGCGTGTGGACTGGGATTCAGTTCTGGCAGCCGACTTAGTCAGGGTTTGATCAATTCACTCCCATTGCAGCCCCTGGGAAACCGGGGGTTTTTTCGTTTTAAAATAAAAAGAAAAGGATAATGGCCGAAAGAAGTATTGCCGACGTTGGTCGCTATTTACAAAAATTTGGATTAAACATCGGTGAGCATCCAGAATTTGGCGGCGTAGGTAAAGGGCACTCTCCAACTGGATATCACTATCGCCCAGGCGGCCAGGCTATTGATGTTCGCGACTGGCGTCCTGATGTGGCGCCTGCTTACACAGGAGGACCTGCAAAGCCCTGGAAGGAGCGTACCGGCGAGCTTCGTTATAGAGCACAAAAGCTTGGACTGTTTAATGAAGCTTTGGGCCCTGGCGATCCAGGACATGACACGCATGTTCACCTGGCACTTGAGGGCAAAAAGTACATTACTGATCCGCAGCTTGAATGGCTTGCCACTGGGCGGTACAAAACGGCAGAAGGCAAGTTAACTGACATCATGCCAGGTGCTGACCTAGTTGCTTCTACGCAACAAAAAAATAAAGCCTCCGGAGATGATCTTTCAACTTTGATGTCTCTTTTGCAACTGACAAAACCAAAGCAAAAGACATTGCAAGAGGTGATGCTTGAACAGACACTTGGGGAAGCCCTGGCACCACAACCCAGTATGTCGCAACAGTTTCTGGCTGAGTACATGAGCTCACCCCTGCCAGGTGTTGGGTAAATTGATTACTTTATAATTAAACTATAACGAAAGGTAGACGTGCAGTTATCTGACTTTGACAAGAGTAGAGTTAGGTATCACCTGGGCTACTTTACCGTGTCCGTGCCAGCTGGTGATTACAGCAGGCTAGAAGAAGCAATGAATACCATTCCGGATTCATACTTCTATGACAAGGTTGTTATTCAACTTGGTCGTTGCGATACGGCTGAGAAGAAAACAGAAGTTGCATCGACACCTGCTACGCGAATTGAAAGCATCCTCGGCGACGTGGACCGCACAATTCGCTCCAGCAATGCCAAGGAGGCGTTGAAGGTTTGGGACGAGATTTATCTCTACGAAACCAATCGTCTTGCTGGCATCCTTTACGTTCCCAACTATAAAGATCCTTTCCAGGCTCGTTATCGTTACGAACGTTCAGGTGCGGAGTTTATTCAAGCTTTACCTGGTCCTGCTGATACTGCAGTGGGCTCACGTCTTTATTTACATGAGGTTTGGAGGTAATTATGCCTATTGGATTTGTTGGTCCTGCTCTTCAAGGCGCACGTTTAATCGGTGGTGCTTCTCAGCTTGGTCGTTATGCTTTAGGACTTGGCTCGCTACTTGGGGCAGGATTAACAGGATCAACTGCGCAACGCTCGTCTAGAGTTGGCAGCATTCCGCCTAGTGCCAACGGTGAATCTTATCGTCGTGCTGAGCTTCGTTTAGCAGATGCTGCTAGAGCAGGTGGCGGTGGCGGTGGCGGCGGTAACGCAGGCTACTCGGTCCCTTTTGCTGCTTCTTCCCTGGCAGCCTCTTCAGACCCAGCGACTCGTGCTTATGAAGCCGAGAAGTCACGCGTTGCACAGCTAACTGCTCAAGACCCCGATCTTCAGCGGTACGAAGTAGCCCGTGCTGCAGCTAAGAGTCAAGAAGAAATGAATGCCGTTCGTGATGAAGGCATGCGCATCTGGGCTCAAAAGCATGGTGGACTTGCGGCAAAAGTTAAGCCCGGTGCCACTGGCTACGAAGCAATCCAAGCCGCAACAGGCCCCGTTATGCCCTCTGCTTTAAGTAATGAGCAGGTCCAGGGAGTTATGAGTTTTGACCCCAACACTGTTTTGAGCACTACTCAAAATATTCAAGGTCAATTCCGACCAAATCAACAGCTCACTGATCAAGAAATTCTTGCCGCAATGAGCTTTGACCCGAATGCAGCATTGCGTAGTGCCACAAACATGGCGTATGCCCCCATGTCCCCCGTGGAAGCGGCGATGCTTAAAGAAGTTGGTGGCGCTCAGGGAGAATACATCACGCCAATGAATGCTGTAGGATCTGCTGATCAAGCAAACCTTTCCTTTATTACGCCAGCAGAAAAGCGTCGTCAAGAAAGCTCGGCTCTGTTCCAGGAGCTTTTAAATCGCGCAAACGCTAAAGCTCGCTGATTCTCCTGGCATTGCACAGCATGTAAGCCCAGCCAACTGGACGCGAATCCTTTGATTCATGGGGGCCAGTGTTGTTGCTTTAAAACCATGATTCTCTGCCCTAAGTTTGTTAAACGTACTTTGACCTATTTAGCCACGGCCCTTGCGCTGCAAACCGTCTTTATCCCTGGTCTCAAGGCAAGTTCAAACTGGGTAGGAGCTAGAGGTTAAACCAAAAATGGCTACCGGACGCATTGGTACACTAAAACCAGAAGATCGTACAGCCGTATTCCAAACGGCGCAACGGCTTGGGTTAGACCCCTATGAATTTGGTGCGTTAATCCACCAGGAGTCTGGCTTTAGGCCGAACGTATACGGTGGCGCCGGCGGTAATTATTACGGCTTGATTCAATTTGGTGGGCCGGAAAGAGCTAAATACTTAAACCCAGAAAAGCTTGGCAACTACACAATTGCTGAGCAATTACCTGCGGTTGAGAAGTTTCTTACTGACCGTGGTTTCAAGCCTGGTCAAATGGGAATCGATCGTGCATACGCCACGATTCTTGGAGGAAATCCAAACGTAAGTTTAAACGCCAAGGATTCATTTGGAACCTCGGTTGCTTCTTCTTTGTCTGGGTTTAAGCCAGGCGGTAGTCGCTACAAGCAAGCGCAAGCTACCCTGGGTGATCCCTTAAGTGCTTCGTCTGCTGTTGCGCAGCCTGCTGGATCATCTGGCTTAGATGCCAAGAAATTCCTTGAGGGTTTTATCCTTAAGAACTTGTTGGTTAATCAGACTCTCAACGAGCCAACAGTGCAGCAGCAAATGCTCAAGTCACTGTTTCGGCGTCCAGCCACAGAGCTGGAATCCGACATAAACACGGCATCCCTCTATACACCACGCACGCCCTTCCTAGAGTCCTTGACACAGTTCCAGTGACTTCTGGAAGGGTTTTTTCTATTAGAATGCAAACATATTGTTGAACTAAATAAGCAGTGTCGTCAACCTCCTCGAATAAACAACCGCTATTTATTGACCGCCCACTGTTTGACACGGTCTATGTGACCACTCAAACAGTTGGTAGTCAGGCCAGCAATACTGTATTCGTACAGGGCGGCCAAGCGCCATCGATTCTGGTCGATATGGACGCTGCTCTTAGCGAAGATAACAACAATGGCGGTGTTGTAGATTCCATTACTATTGCGCGTAACGATACGTACCGCGCTGCAGATTACACGGTTAACGCCACTACGTCTGGCACTCCGATTGCTTTAACAAGTGGTCAGATTGTTTACGTTCAAAGCTCAGCCGTTTTAACCAACGGAACAGCAAGTGGTGTAGGTTACTACACTTACACAGGCTCTGGCACGCTTACAGGCGTCAATACCGCTTTAAACTATTCAGGCGCGATCGTAAGTGGATTTAGGTATCAAACCATTGCTTACGCTTTACAGCCTGCCGTAACTTTTGTTTTTTATCAGACACGTAATACGACAACTCCGATTCCTGCTAGCGGCGACTATCGTGTGTTGTTTACAAAAACCGTCCCGGCTAGCAGCGGCGTTATCGACTGTTCAGACGTGATGCCTCAGCTGGCTGTGCCGATGCCTACAGCGGGCAACACGGCTGGTTTAGGCGCAGGTGCACCCCTTCGTAACAAGGGCATCTACCTGGAGCGAGGCGACCGTATTTATGTGGGTGTGTTTGCAGAAGGTCCGAATACTTCCGGTTACACACCAGGTGCGCACATTTATGCACAGGGCGGTTTCTTCTGATGCATTGTGGCCAACACTAAAAATAACTTTGGATCCTTTTCTTCCTTTACCAAGGAAAAAGACAAGGATCCTTTTCGTTTAAAGCCAATTACAACAGAGTTCTCCCAAGGATCTGTTCCCGGCTCACTCAGTACAACAAATAGGGAATCCGCTTGGTCTAGATGGCGCCGTGGTTACGAGTTGGCTACGGCATCTTTTTATGACAATGATTTCTCCTATCCATTTCAGTATCAAATCCCTGTACCGTCTGGCACCCCCAGTTCAATTGCAAACCCAAACCCGATAATCTCTGGTGTTTTTGTAGGGTTCCCAACAACAAACAAAGAGCTTGGCATGCATTGGGCCGGATGGCGTTATGCAGGCTCCATGAGAAGCGATAAGTTAAAAGACCCTGTCACCAACAACAACCTATACATTGAAAGCATTACAGAAGATGCTTCAAACTGGTATGTAAAACTTGCGGGATCCTGGAGCCCTGCCAACCCCTTGCCTCCTCCTTTTTATGTGGCTGTGCCAGGGGTGCCAGGGGGATTAAAACCGTTGGTCACTGAAATCCTGGAAGACAGGGTCATTACTGTAAACGGAGATATCATTGACAAAGACACTATTGATCCAACCACTCAAAAGCGATACGGCTACGTACAAGCTGTATTAACAGCAGTGAATCAAAACACGGGCATCCTTACCTTTAAAAAGGCTGGTTCCGTGCAAGTAACGCCGGACCAAGAATACATAACGCCATCACCAGCAAAGTTCACAGTTGGTAGATACCTAATTACAGGCGCCAGATTCTGTTGCTCTTGCCAAGACTTTACGCACCGCGACTATTCATTTTTAACCAACCCTGCGGCTAGTGATCGTAAGTTTTTTCCTCGTGCCAACATTGCCTCAGTAAAGCCTGGACGATATGAAGTCACTACCCTCAGTGGTGTTGTTGACAACAATGCAATGAATGATGCAACTGTCAACAGACAAATGGACGTATATGCTCCCTCTGGCTTTACTGTTCCTTTCTCTTTGTCAACAAGCACGACGATTGACAATAGAGCCACTAGGGACAACGTAGGCGTATACAGAGATTTTGGGGCTACCTACTTAAGAAGCACATCCAACCCGGCTATCCCTGGTTCAAGGGCTGAGGGCATGCCTGTTTATGAGGACTACACATCAGAGCAGGGTGTAATTAATACCATTACGGACAACTGGACTCCCTTGCTTGACGAGATGCGTTACTGCAAACATATTTACGCACTCAAATTTAAAGATAATACCTTTCCGCCAGAGCCCTCTGACTTTCCAGTGGAAGTCGGCAGCATGGTTGCATGGGAACAAAAGCTGGTTATTAATACAGAGAGCGAACAAAGAGAAGCAGCTTCTTTTTTGATGACAAAAAGATCTCTTTCAGATATGGACGTGCCTCCCTACAACTGTCAAAGCCCAATGATGATGCCAATGATGCAAAAACTATTTAACGTCCCAGCGGACTTCATCTTGATGAGTGGGTTCACCATGTACAACAAGAATGGCCAACCCTACAAGCCATAGCCTCTAGCCATTAAAAACGGCCCTGCAAAGCGCAAGGCCGTGTGCCACAAGCGGAAGTTACTACAGGCAGTTCAAGCGGCTACAGACGGCTCCTGCATCTTGCACAGGCGCTTCTTGACGGCAGCCACGTTCCAGCGATAGTTCTCCCTGGAGCGAGTCTCTGGGAATGCTGCGAAGTGCGGGCCCAGTGTCAGAGTACCGTCATCACGCATGCGGAAAAGCTCCTTGCGTGAAATGCCCAGGAGTTCTGGGGCCCGATTGGTAGAAACCCAACCTGTGTTTTGAGCCATGACTTAGGCGTCAGGGTGAACGACCTCTGTACAGTACCGTGCTAGGCCCTCAAGTCAAGGGTATTCATACTTTTTTAATGTGATTGTAACGGTGTGTGAAGCTTAAGGAAATTAGAATTAGTTAACGGCAACTTGAGAGCATGTATTACAGCGAGCATGAGCCCATTGCTTTACTCGTTGAACTGACTCCTAAACTAGCGAAGAAAAGATTTAGAGATGAAATCTACAAGTCCTGGAACCACTTATGCGCTTATTGTGGCGACAGTGCAACAAGCTTGGACCATGTAATCCCACGTTATAAATCAGGGGAAACAACACGAAAGAACCTTGTTCCTGCATGCCGTCGTTGCAATACTTCCAAGGCTTCTTGTAAGTTGCACGAATGGTACCTTGCGCAAGACTTCTTCTCCAAAGCTAGGTTAAATAGAATTGAAAGATGGATTGACCAGGATCCTTTTCAGCCATTGCAGTGGGAAAGGGAAGGCGATTACTCTTTAGCGCACATTAACTATGTCGGACAAGCCAAAGAAAGCCGTTGCTGCAGCCAAGCGCTATCAGAAGGATAAGATGGCATGCAACAAGCCACAACGGACTCCTGGGCATAAAACCAAGAGTCATGTCGTCAAGGCTTGCGAAAGAGGAGAGGAGAAGATTGTGCGTTTTGGCCAGCAGGGCGTAGAAGGCGCTGGCAAGAATCCCCAGAGTGCCGAAGACAAAGCACGTAAGCGCTCTTATTACGCACGGCATAATGCCCAGGATCCTAACCCAGATAAGATGTCAGCACGCTACTGGTCGCACAAGGTTAAGTGGTAAAGCTGTGGTTTGCTGCTAGGCTGCGTACGCCCACCCCAACTCACCATGGCAAAACCCAAGTCCACCAACTCTCTCAAGATTGAGTCCAAGCCTAAGAAGACGAGACAGGGCCAAGGTCTTCACTCTCTTCCTAATCATGGACGCAAGAAAACTCGCGGGCAGGGTAAGTAATAATTTGTGTATGATTGGGGGTAACTTGGTTACCCCTTATGTCTGATTTTTCTGCAGCGATTGAACTAATCAGAAAGTACGAAGGGTACAACGAGAAAGCATACCCAGATCCTGGCACCGGCGGTGAGCCGTACACGATTGGTTATGGCACACAGTATTATCCGGACGGCTCTCCAGTAAGGCGTGGACATCTCTGCACAAAACGCAAAGCCCTGGAGTATCTGTACCATGAGTTGGAAGTATTGGATACCGAGCTAAAGAAGTTAAACCTGGGTCTTGATGACTCGATGCACCAGGCCCTTCTTTCGTTCATCCATTCGGTAGGTTGGAACTCTTTCCTCTACAGCACCATCATTGATTGCTTAGAACAAGAAAATTGGTACGGGGTCAGCGGGGAGATCACTAAGTGGATCTTTGATCAAGACCACAAGATGGTTGGGGCTTTCCTGCACCGACGCCAAGACGAGGTAAGCCTGTTCCTTGGGGAAGTCAAAGAGAATGGGTGGCGCTCCACTGAGATCTTGCTGGCCGCATTTCGGAATTACTCTGCCGCTGCCCACCAGGTGCGAGCAATCCGGCGACTAGAAGAGGGCATAAACCCTTATACTCTGTCGGAGTTTGCCAACGAATTTCGAGTTGACGAAGACCCCTGGGGCGACAGCACGCAAAGTGCCAATGAATTTGACCTGACTGGCATCTGTGACATTTAGCTTTAAAATGGTTTTAATTGGAGCACCCAGTTAGGAATGGACAGATCCGTCGAACCCCGCGAGTTTGAGCTTCCTTTAGAGCTTCAATTTTCAATGCGCAAAGCCGAGCTTCAAGCGCAGGAGATGACATGGGAACAGCTGTATGCCGCGCTGTTAAACCTGTACCACCAACGGTTAATGGAGTGGTATGCAGTCAAGTCTTTAATGGCCGATGAGAACATCGAAATTGATTTCGACATTCCCACCGATCTGGAATTAGCAGAACTCGCCGCCGCATGTATTTACGACGACGAGGATGATGAAGATGAGCTTCAGCCCTTCTGAACTTCGTCCAGCTGAATAAGACGCTCCAGGTACCACTGTGCTTTCTTCAGTGATTCTATCCCGCCTTTATGGCGCTCACGCCAAACATACTTGGCGATGTTTCCCTTCAGATAGCCACGGTATTCTTCCGTGGTTAACTCGGCTTCAATTGCCTCGATGCATTCAATTGCTCCGTCCACGTAATGAGACGGATGGTTCACAAGATCTTCCTTGACCTCTGGTGCAACTTCAAGGGTAGGCGTTGAGAACCAGGGCACTGGGCAAACGCCGTCCTTGCACTCAACTTTTTCTTCTACCGGAGCAAACCACGACGCTTGGCCGAGAGCATCTGCTCCTCCTGGTCCGGTCCTTCCAGTTCCAGTACTAAGCTCTTCGGTCGTGGCGAGGCTCCCATCGCCATCGCGTCCTCCATCGACGGGATGTAGCCCGTCATTCCAGGCCGTCCCCCCTCGAGGATTAGCGGATTCCTTTCTAGTCCCTGCTCGCATAGCGCAAGTCCGCGATTGTACTGATCATATAATGGCACGTCATTTTCTTCGTTGTCGAGCTCAGTACCGAATGTCGCCTGGTTCAGACAACGACACATGACCTCATCGATGATGCTTTGACCGAGACCGTCGCGGTAGTCAGCGGAGTTATGCATGGGAATATCTTGGCCTAAATTGCCTCGATTACAATATTAACATGGCAAGATTCTATGATCCTCGCGCCGAAAAAGCTGACCAACCAGTGGATACGCCGGTTGGTTACAGAGGGCGTGTGCAGTACGATCCACGACAAGACGCTGGTTCTTCTGGTGGTGAAGTAACTGACTTAACTCCTGAGCGTCAATATGACGTTGACTTAAGGCGTCTTGGTCAAGACAACGCACCAACCGCTGCTGCTGCAGATACTGAAAACGCTGTACAGCAAAGCAGAGTTTCTCGTTTCTTAAGTGCATCACGCGTTGCAAGTAAATACAAGCAGCAAGCGGATATTCGCTATCCAAATACAGGCAACTCCATAAGGAGAAACCCTGCATCTAGGCAGGGAGTTATTTTGCCCAGCCTTGGAGAGGCTCCTGGAGCTGGCGGAAGCACCAACTATGCCAACAAGCCTCAGCCAAGGTCAGGCAAACCCTATAACTGGCGTGACTCCTTTGGTTAACTAGACCTTGCTGAAGACAACTTCAGGGGCCTGGTTTTGATACTTACCTTTCCTGTCCTGGTAGCTTACCTCGCAGGGGTTTCCGCGATAGAAAAGGAGTTGGGTGACGCCTTCATCAGCGTAAATACGGTTGAATAGACCAGTGCAGTTACTGATCTCAAGCGTAAGGTAACCCTCCCACCCGCTCTCTGCTGGCGTAATGTTTACCAGGATACCAGATCGGGCATACGTAGATTTACCAACGGCTACCACGGTCACGTCACGAGGTAGCTTAAGGCGCTCACGAGCCACTCCCAGGCAGTACCCATAGGGAGGCAGCAGGAAATATTTGCCCTTCTCATCCTCCATGAGTTGAGCCTTAGTCAGGATCTCAGGCTTGAAATCCTTTGGGTCACATTCACCCTCTGAGATGCGTCCAAAAATCAGACACTGCTCAGCGGACAGACGAATGTCATACCCGTAAGAGCTAAGGCCATAGCTCAAGATGCGACGACCGTCCTCCTTGCTTATCAGACGATCCTGGAACGGAACGATCATCTCGTCTTCTTCCGCAAGCAGGCGGATTTCCTTGTCGCAGAGAACGCTCATAGTCCTTTTAAAGCTTTTTCAATATAGGACACTCAGCAAAGGACGCGTCCCTTTTCAGCGTAAATGTCGATAAATCTTTGGGTTGCTTTCTCGACATCCCGTTTTGGTTGCAGGTAAACCAAGAAGGAGGTGCATGTGTTGTGTTTCTTGACACCTTCGCTTGTGCGTGCAACAAGGTTTGGAACAGTCCTCAGGATGCACACTGGAAAATCAAATAGCCGCTGTTCGTAACGGAACATGTCAGGGCAGTTAGAAAAATAAAGACCTTCTTCAATTTCGTTGTGGTACCAAGCTTTGAAGAGTCGCCGAAACCAAACGGCGTGAGAAGAAGTCAAGGTCGCTGAACAAGCCCTTGTCATTTTCCAACGAGCGTTCTGCTTGTCCCAGAAGTACGTACCGCTGGGAGGGAATAAGTAAACCTTGCCGAACCACTCTTGATCATTCAAACCATCGTCACTTGGTTTGAAATAGTTTTCGGCATTGACGTATTCGTTTGCAAAATCAGAGCTGGCTACGTCAAGGTCAATGCGTCCCATCAGGCCATGCGCAGCTGCTACTAGATCTGCATTTGTAACAAGCTCCAGATCTTCACGGCGCATGCCGCTTTTAGTAATTGCCATTACTGATTGGTTGCTTGGTTGTAGTCAACTTCAAAATAACGGATGCCTTCGTCATCAGCGATGACATAGCCCGCTTTTTCCATCGGATCAATCTTTTGTGCAGCTGTCAAGATACGACGGAATGTCTCTGCCATGTCACCGTCGTTAGAACTTTCACAGCTCTCTTGGGCCGCATGAATTTCTTTTAAGGTCCAAAAGAACATTGAACGCTCTTTATTCTTAGGTTGAAAGACCATTACCCCTGGCCCTTCTACTTCCCACATTTTGTAGTAATGCTCGCCCATGTCACCCAAGATGATACGGACAGTGGCGTCCAGCATCTTTACCTTTGTGTCATTGATGTCAGGCCCAAGGGCTTGGCCAATTAGCTTTTCACGCCTGTTCATTTTTAATCAATCCTTGTTTGTGTAAGACTTCTTGGAGCTTGGGTAGTGGTTGATAGATTACCACTAATTTTCCAAGGATGCCGCGTTTTTTAATTAACTTTCCGTTTTCGTCTCGTAGCTTGTCAAACTCCCCAGACCGGATCAAGTATTCGGCAACGCATCGAAGCCTTCGTTTCAAGGCCAGTTCTGCTGCTGGGAACTTGGTACAGATCGTATCTGGGCTCATGTCACTGAAAGCAACACGCAACCTATTTGCCAGTGTCATACTGGAGTTAACGTCTTCCTCTTCATACGTCCTGACAACTTCCAGATAACGACGCAGGCAACCATCATCGAAGGATCCTTCGGGTGGAAGAAACTCTTCTACCTGTAAACACAGGGATACAGGCAGCAGTTCCTTATGGTTTTCAATTGTTACGTTTTCAATGTCAAACGTTTCAAACCGATGCGCCAGGGGGATTGTCGTTTTCTGCATCTGGGGTTTCTTCTAAGGAGGCGAGGTAGGCGTCAATCGAATGTTTGTTGGTTCGGTAGCTGTGGGAATCTTGAACCTTGTAGTCTTTAGTTCTTAGTTCAGGATTCTGCGCGAAGGACCGTACTAGTTGGTTCCAGGGAATACGTAGGCGATTCTTTTTTTCTGCAGAAGGATTGATGTTGACGTAATGAATTCCTTCAATCCAGCCCTTGCCAGTTTTATTTCCTTTTCCCAGGGCAATCCAATTCCTAATCGTTTGATCAGAAATTGACAAACGCCTGGCGCACTCTTCAGTTGAGATATACTCGTCTGCATACATCTCGGGGTTAGAGCTACCTTTTTCGTTTGCGCCCTCTTGCAAAGTCCACAGGCTGGCAAGGATGTTACGAATTCCTTTCAATTCGTAAGCAACATCTTCAAGTCCTTTTCTAATCCCGTAGGCCATACGACAATTGTTTTGGTTAAATGCTAGGGTATTTGCAACAAGATTGTTAGGTCATGGAAGAGCAAGTCCCTGGTAGCGTGCCACCAGAATTCCCAGCTCCCCAAAAGCTGTCCGCTGAGCAAATTGAAATGCTCAAGTCGATTGCTCGTGAGCGTGCCATTGCCCAGACCTTTGCCGAGCAGCAGACCCAGCCCCAGCGCCTGGTATCGCCCCCACCTTCCTTGCAACCTCCAGCGCCAGTAGCTCAACCTCAGGTTGTCTATGTGAAACGCAACTTGACAGTCGCGGAGGTTTTGCTGGCCCTGTTGCTTGCATGCGGCGTGGTTACCGGCGTACAAGCGTTGTGGGGATTAGGGTCGCGCATCTTACCTCAAGTAGAGATCAGAGTCAAATAAAATAGGACAAACCTAAACTATAATTTTAGTTATAAGGTTTGCGAGCATATAGGTGGCCAATAGGCGGATCTCAGATTTACCTGCAATCACTTCGATCGACATCGCTGATGCCGATCTATTCACTATTGTCCACGTAAGTGAAGTTGACCCAGGTTTAAAAAATAAAAAATTTACCGTAGCCGAACATAAGGCGTATCTAAATAATTACTACTTGCAGTTAAGTGGCGGCACTATTGCCAACAACTTAACTATTGCCAATGACTTTAATGTTTCTGGTGATGCAACATTTGCGCAGGACTTAAACGTTGTAGGGACGGGTACTTTTGGCGTCCTTTCTATCAGTGGTCTTACGAGCACTGGCATCATCAGTGGTGTAACAATTACAGGTACCAATATCCTTGGTATTAACGTCAACGGAGACAACGGATATTTTGCTTCGCTGCAGGCGCCACTTGCGGCTCTTGGTGCTGTTACCGCAACAACGTTAAGTGGGGGTGCAATCACTGGTAACAGCATTGCTGCTAGTGGTATCACCGGCCAAACTATCACCGGAAACAATATTTACAGCCCAAGCATCAGCGGCACCACCATCACGGGTGTAACTGGTGTATTTACTACTTCGTTATCTGGTGCTTTAGTCACAGGTAATGTAGGTAACTTTGCAAATCTGACGGGCGTTTCTGGAACTTTTACAAGCCGTCTATCTGGTGCAGTCATCACCGGAGACACCGGAACATTTACGCAGCTCACAGGTGTTTCAGGCGTATTTACCTCCACCCTGTCCGGCGCTGTAATCACTGGTGTAACAGGGCAATTTACACAACTTAACGCTGTTACCGGCCAGTTTACTACTGTATCTAGTACAACAGTTACTGGTACGACAGGCGCATTCACGGCCGTTACAGGCCAAACGGTTTCTGCTGCCACGATAAGTGGGCAAACCATTAATGGTGCAACTGGCATTTTTGTTTCTTTAACGGGAACTACTGGCACATTCCTTAATGTTTTATCTGGCGCTGTTATTACAGGCCAAACTGGTTTATTTACTACTGTTAGTGCGGGCTCAGTTACTGCCACAGGAATCATCAGTGGTAATACTGTTACCGGTACAAGCGGTCAATTTATTACCCTTACGGCGCAAACGGGTATCTTTACCGATACCATCTCCATTCCTTCTATCACCACAACAGGCGACTTGTCCGCCAGTGGTGATTTAATTGTAAAAGGAAGCGGGTACATTAGTTCTGGCCTGGTTGTTTCAGGGACGATATCTGGTAATACAGTTACCGGTCAAACTTTTATCTTCAACACCGCCACCGGATCTTCTTTAACTGCAACAGGTTTCATCTCTGGTGTTTTAATCACCGGTAACACGATTCAGGCGACTTCTGTTACAGGTGTAACCGGCGTATTTAATACGTTAAGTGGAGCCACAATTACGGGCACCACAGTAAGTGCTACTACAGGTACTTTTGTTTCTGGTGTTTTCACTGCTCTTTCGGGGACAACAATAACTGGTGCCACTGGAAATTTTTCTACCATCACAGCTGTTTCTGGTACCTTTACTACCAGGCTTTCAGGCACAACCATAACAGGTAATACGGGCCTGTTTGGAAACCTCTCTGGTGTTTCCGGTACTTTTAACAGCCTGTCCGGAAACACAATCACCGGAAACAGCATAAGCGGTACGGTCGGTACATTTATAACACTGAATGCAACTACTGTTAACTACACCTCCACATCGACAGGCAACATTGTTGCCAGTGGTAGTGGCATCTTTAATTCTGGTTTGCTGACCAGTGGCAGCCTGTTTGTTTCAGGAAGCGGCACTTTTGGTTCGGGGATCTTAACTTCTGGGGCGCTCTCGACACTAAGTGGGGTGCGCTGGTTAGATGCCGATGCTAGTAACTGGGTAGCCTTCCGAGCGCCTACCGTAGTGCCCGTTGACACCACATGGACACTTCCTTCGGGAGACGCGACTACTTCTGGTTATGCCCTGATCAGTGATGCCGCTGGTACTTTGACCTGGGGCGAAGCAGGCGGTGGTGCAAAAGGTGGTGGAACAGATGAAGTGTTCTACGAGAACGATCAGCTTGTTACTGCAAACTACACAATCACCACTAGCAAAAACGCAATTACGGCAGGCAGAATCAACATTAATTCTGGCGTCGTCATCACAATTCCAAGCGGTAGCTATTGGGTTGTGGCTTAATTTGTTTCTGTTTTATTGAGTAGAATTGAATTAAACTAAACAGTAAGGAAGCACTGAAAAGGAAAGATGGCTTACGGAACCCTGGCGGCTGATTATATTGTCTATACCTTTAACAATTCCGGTACAATTGCAACCATAAGCAGCGTTGTTAACGGAAATTTTGCCAGCGTTTCAAGTACTGGAACAATCTCTGGAGCATTGATTACAGGAGATACGGGTAGATATGGAACTATTACTGGAGTTACCGGTATTTTTACGGTTCTTTTAAGCGGAGCTTCTGTTACAGGAGCAGGTGCAGGTTTTACAACTATTACTGGAACAACTATTACCGGAACAACTGGTAATTTTGTTACTGTTTCTGCCGCAACTGGTAATTTTGCTACTATTACCGGAACAACTGGCAATTTTGTTACTGTTTCTGGCGCAACCATAACAGGTGGGACTGTCAACGACAATATTGGAGACGTTAGAAATATCCCTCAAAACGCACAAACAACTTCCTATACGCTTGTATCGGGAGATGCTGGTAAGCACGTTTTCACAACATCAGGAGTAACAGTTCCTTCTGGTGTGTTTGTAATTGGTCAAGCAGTTACTATCTATAACAACACTACGGGTAATCTTACAATCACTCAAGGAACCAACGTGACCTTGCGTCAAGCTGGCGCATCAGGTACAGGCAACAGGACACTTGCTCAGCGCGGCTTGGCTACGGTATTATGTGTCTCTGGCTCTAGTGGCACAGAATTTGTAATTGCAGGAAACATTACATAAAACAAAATGGCTTTACTTCAAATGCTTTTAGCCGCTTCTGGTGGAGGTCTACCAATAACTGTTGAATACCTCGTTGTTGCTGGCGGTGGCAGTGGTGGTGCCAACAATGCAGGTGGTGCTGGCGGTGGTGCTGGCGGTATGCTTGCCGGTACCAGTAGTTTGTTTTTAACCAATACAACTTATGCCGTTACCATAGGTGCTGGTGGTAGCGGTGGTTATTATACGGAAACAAATGGCTCTGATTCTTCCGTAATCGGTGGTAATACTTCTATCACTTCTATTGGCGGTGGTCGTGGCCGAGGCTACGGGAATGGTGGCACTGGTGGCTCTGGTGGCGGAGCCGGAACTACTAACAATACTGGTGGCGCAGGCACACCAGGGCAAGGTAATCCTGGCGGCAACGCAACAACTTCTTACAACGGAGGCATGGCAGGTGGCGGTGGCGCGGGCGCATCTGGTGGTACTGCGACACAAACTTCTTGCGGGCCAGGTGGTATTGGTGCTTTAAGCTCTATTACTGGTACAAGTACGTATTACGCAGGCGGTGGCGGTGGATGGAGGTATCCATCAGGACCTGGTTGTCCAGGTGGCTCCGGCGGCGGTGCGAGCGCGACGGGTTCTGGAACAGCAAACACAGGAGGCGGTGGCGGTGGTGCGGCTGTTCCTGGGTATGTTTCTGGATCGGGGGGTTCAGGCGTTATAGTGCTTAGATATTCAAATACACTGCCACTTGCTACTACAACTGGGAGCCCAACGTACAGCAGTATAACCGGGTATCACGTTTACAGATTTACGGGCACTGGCACGATTAGGTTTAATTAACGATGGCGCACTTTGCTAAACTTGACAATCAAAACATCGTTACCGACGTAGTAACGGTAAACAATGTTGTTTTAATTGATGAAACAGGACAAGAAAATGAAATGCTTGGCATTGAGTTTTTAACGGGTATATACAATTGGGCCAACTGGAAGCAAACAAGCTATAATAATAAATTTCGAAAGCATTATGCCGGAATTAATTTTGCGTACGAATCGGCTTTAGATGCGTTTATCCCTCCAAAACCATATCCATCCTGGCTTTTAAACACTGAAACCTGCCTATGGCAACCCCCAACTCCCATGCCTGATGACGGAAAAAGGTATATGTGGGATGAAGAAAATCAAAAATGGGTTTTAATTCCTGATCCTGAATTAAAATAGAGGATAAGGAAGAATAAAAAGATGAACTACGGAACGGTTAAATTAGATACTGTTATTTATACCTCGGCTGGCTTGGATGCCAGCATATCAGTTAGTGGGATTGCAAATGGGGTATTCTCTAACCTTGCAACTACTGGTACCATTTCCGGCAGTACGGGAATTTTTACAGTCTTAAGTGGAACCACTGTTACTGGAACAACTGCTAACTTTACTTCGGGAATTTTTGCAAATTCTCAACTAACAGACCCAGCAATTGTTGGAACTATTAAAGAAGATATTTATACGATTACAGACGGCGCTGCATTTGAAATTGATCCAGGTAATGGCAGTATTCAATTAATTACTTTAGGCGCCAGTCGAACTCCTAAAGCAACAAATTTTGCAGCGGGAGAAACTGTTATTTTAATGGTTGACGATGGGAGCGCTTATACAATTACATGGACCGATACTACCTTTGGTGCATCGGGTGTTTTGTGGAAAACAAATGGTGGCGTAGCTCCAACCCTTAACACAGCTGGTTACACCGTGATTGTATTATGGGAAGTAGGTACACAAATCTATGGCGCTCGCGTGGGTGATGCGTAATGTTAAATAAAGGTGCACTTGCAGCTTCTGTAGCAGCAGCAGCCAAAGTTTATGTTGAAGATGTCTTCAGCACCTGGCTCTACGCCGGCAACAGCAGCACGCAGACAATCACGAATGGGGTTGATCTGGCGGGCAACGGTGGAATGGTTTGGATTAAAGCAAGAAATCAAGCCTTCGATCATACTATAGTTGACACGGTAAGGGGAGGAACGAAAAGGCTCGCATCCAACCTTACTTCAGCTCAATCCACTGAATCCGTCATCACTTTGTTTGGATCCGCGGGATTTACACTTGGTACTGGTTTTGAGAATCCTTGGAACCAGAATAATCCACCTACAAACTACGCCTCCTGGACCTTTCGCAAGGCCGCAAAGTTCTTTGATGTGGTGACTTTTACTGCTGGCACAAACACCAATCGGCGAATCAGTCATTCACTTGGCTCGGTACCGGGGTTAATCATCATTAAGTCGTACGACACAGCCGGTCAAGTCTGGCCGGTGTACCACCGGAGCACTGGGCGAGGCTCTGTCGGCGTTCTAAACAGCACGCAGGAATTTGGTACGGCGTTGCCCAACATTTGGGGCACCTCCGACCCGACAGCAACCGACTTTGGCTTTAATGAAACGCTCCTCGCGACCCCCGGCGCCAACTATGTCGCCTACTTATTCGCGCACGACGCTGGTGGGTTTGGCGACAGCGGGAATAGCAACGTGGTGAGTTGTGGCAGTTATACGGGAAACGGTAGTGCTGCAGGTCCGACAGTAACGCTTGGATGGGAGCCCCAGTGGCTGATGATCAAAAGGACAGACGTAGCCTACGACTGGTGGTTTTGTGACAACATGAGAGGGATGGTTGTTGGTGGTAATGACCAGTCTTCTCTTGCTAACACAACAAATACAGAACAGTCATTTGACTGGATGGCTCCGACCGCGACGGGTTTTGAATTAACCACTTCTAATGTTAACTTTAACGCATCCGGCGGCAACTACGTTTACATCGCCATCCGCCGCGGGCCGATGAAGACGCCCACCGATGCGACGAAGGTGTTTGGACTGAGTGCACGTACTGGCACGGGAGCCAATGCAACGGTTACCGGCGGTCAAGTTGATGATGCAGTGCTGATCAAAAACCGTGGCTCTGCGGTTGGGGATCTCTTTGCAGCTCGCCTCACCAACACTGGCTACCTAGAGACTTCCTCTACCGTAGCAGAGGTGGCAGCAGGAACGACCATCCTGCAAGCCAATTCTTGGGACGTGATGGATGGCGTCAAGGTTGGCACTACCTCAACCATTACTAATGCTAGTGCTAATACGTTTATCAACTATTTGTTCCGCCGCGCCCCCGGCTTCTTCGACGTGGTGACGTACACAGGGACGGGTGTAGCACGCACGGTGAATCACAATCTTGGCGTGGCGCCGGAGTTGATGATTGTTAAGCAACGGAATGCAGGTCAATCCTGGCTAGTATATTCTGCCTTTACTGGAAATACAGCATATTTAATGCTTAACTCAACTAGTCCGACTGAAGAAATAGGCTCACTTATGTGGAACAGCACATCCCCGACTAGTACAGTGTTTAGCTTGGGTACTACTTATACAAACGGTTCCGGCGGCACCTACATCAACTACCTCTTTGCCTCCTGCCCCGGCGTCAGCAAGGTCGGCAGCTACACCGGCACCGGCACCACGCTGGATATCAACTGTGGCTTCGCAACAGGCGCACGCTTTGTGATGATTAAGCGCACCAACAGCATCGGCAGCTGGTACGTCTGGGACACCACTCGCGGCATCGTCAGCGGTAACGACCCCTACCTGCTACTTGAATCCACCGCCGCAGAAGTGACCAACACCGACTACATCGACCCGTTGAGTTCTGGCTTCCAGATCAGCTCCACCGCTCCTGCCGCCATTAACGCAAGCGGTGGTAGCTATATTTATTTATCAATTGCGTAAACATGGCAACCAAGGATCCTTTTCGCAAAGCATATACCCAGCAAAAGGGCAATGTGCATCATCGCGGGCTTGAAATGCGGCTGACTTTTGAGGAATGGAAACAAATCTGGCTTGAGTCCGGGCACTGGGAAGAGCGCGGACGCGGTGCCTGCAGGTATTGCATGATGCGCAAGGACGATCAAGGCCACTACGAGGTCGGCAACGTCTTTATTGATACCAATGCTCAGAACGTAAGTGATGGCAATTTAGGGCGCCCTGATTCGGAAGAGACAAAGCGCAAAAAGTCAGAGGCGCTCACCGGCCTGCCAAAGCTCTGGGCTCGCGGTGACGGCAATCCAATGCACCGCCCAGAAGTAAAAGCAAAAATATCAGCAGCAATTGGTGGCGGGAAACATTACAGCGCAAGGCGGGTTGTAACACCGTTTGGCGAGTTTGATTCCGGCACCACAGCCGCAAAGGAGCTTGGCATCCCCAAGCCAACTGTCTACTGGCGTTGCAGTCGTTCTTGGAATGGCTGGACTTACGCCGACCAATCAACCCTCGCTATCGCTTAAACCAATGGAACTCCGTAATCGCGCCACTGGCGCCGTCATCACTGATTCTCAGTTCCGCGCTGAGAACAAGAACACCAGCTTTCCGCCTCAGCTAACTGCCGAGATCATCGACAGCTTCGGGTATGACCCGGTACTGGAGGGCCCCCAAGCTACTACCATCCCGCCTTACCAATACAGCCAACGCGATGGCGTGGTTGAGGTGAACGGCCAGTGGTTCACGCATTACATCGCCGGTCCGGTGTTCCAGGACTACACCGATGATCAAGGTGTGGTGCATACAGCAGCTGAGCAGTATGAATCCTACTGTTTTGCCAAGGATGCCGATCAGGCCAAAGTCGTCCGTGATGACCGGAATAACCGTTTAGCAAGCTGTGATTGGACTCAATTACCAGATGCACAGGTTGATGCTGTTGCATGGGCTGCTTATCGGCAGCAGCTACGAGATATCACCGCTCAAGCTGGCTTTCCTTGGACCGTAATATGGCCAGTAAAACCTGACGATAACTGAATTAAACTAGAAGATAAGAAAGAATAAAAAGATGTCTTACGGAGCACTTGCAGTAGATACCATTGTTTACACCTCGGGTGGGCTAGATGCTAGTACAACAATAAGCGGTATTGTAAATGGTGCTTTTCCTAATTTAGCAATTACGGGAACCCTAAGCGGTGCAACCGTCACCGGCAACAGCGGTTTATTTACTTCTCTTACTGCAGTTACTGGAACCTTTTCTTCAGGCCTGGTACTGCAAAGCGGTAATGCAACATTAAATGCACAGTCGCAACTTAGATTTGCGGATAGCGACAGTAGTAATTGGACCGCTTTAAGGGGTGCCGCATCTATTACCAGTAACGTAACTTGGACACTACCTGATGCAGATGGTGTTAGTGGTCAGGTTTTGTTTACGAATGGAACAGGTACTCTTGGATGGAATACACCCCTTTCCTCTTACACCATTACAGTTACTGCAACAGGAAAAACACTTGTAAACCGTGAGCGCTGTACAATTACAGCATCAGGGCAAACGTTGACACTACCGGGATCGCCTAGTGCTGGAGATGAAGTAACCGTGACAGTTGCTGGAACATTTATTGATACTGTTGTTGCTCGCAACGGTTCTAATATCATGTCCCTTGCTGAGAACATGACGCTAAATCAAGCCAATATTTCTGTTACACTATATTATGTAGATGCGATTAGAGGCTGGAGGTTAATTTAATGAGTACGCTTTCACAGTTTGTCACCCAAAGTTCAATTAAAACAATTCAAAGAGGTGTTTTAACTATTGTCGGAACAGGTACTTTTGCCTCTGGAACTATTACCGCTGTAGACACAACAAAAACAACCCTCAATCACCTTGGCAATACTGCAGGCAGTTCTAATGCTGTTGGTACTATTAAACCTGATCTTGCAAGTATGGGTATATACATTTCACTTATAAACAGCACGACGGTTTACGCGCAAAGGAACACTCCAGGTACTAGTGGACTTAGTAACACTGTTAGCTATGAAGTAATTGAATACAATTGACATGGAACCATTTTACTACGCGCAGATTAGCATCAATAACCAGTGTTACGCAGTTACGCAAACAGCGGGTGAAATTAATCAGCAAGATATGATTCGTATTGATAGCTATGACTTAAGCCTTCTTGGAAAAACTTGGCAAGACGGACAGTGGATTTCTCCGCCAGAAGTTTAAATTAAAACAAATCATAGGTTTACTTGAAAATATACAAGAATTTTATTGTAAAATTTACAATAAAAAATTGCGATTTGGCATTAAATAACCATGACAATAAAACTTGCAGATGCAGCGGAATATTTTAAAAAATTACCGCATCAAATTGATGCGTGGAATTGGCTTGAAACACAGACCTCAAAGGAAGTATTAGAAAAATTTGCCGTCAAATATCGCACAGCGCTACAACCGGTAGCAACTTACTCAAATACCTGGGACGGCGTAATAAAAGCAGCTAAAGACGCTGGAGCAAAATACCCAGAATGTGTAGCTGCTCAGTGGGCCTTGGAATCAAATTGGGGAAAGGACACCTCAGGTACGCATAATTACTACGGCCTTAAGGGATCTGGCACGTCAGTAAATACACAGGAATTTATTAACGGTCAATGGGTAACAATCAAGGCTGGGTTTATTGATTTTCCAGATCTTTATACCTGCACTTGCTACTTAGTTGATAGGTGGTACAAAGACTACGGTACATATAAGGGTGTTAACCGGGCCACAAGTAGAAATAACTGTGCCAACTTGTTGGTTTCAGAAGGGTACGCTACAGATCCAGGGTATAGTACTAAATTAATTCAGATCCTGGACAGGCAGCTTGGTACTCCCGGCGGCAATACAACTGATGTAGTCACGTCAAAAACCCTGTCTGTACCTTACTTTTATCAGCTTGATAATGTATCTGGCACCGGTTATCGCGAGTGTTTTTCCTCTAGCTGCGCGATGATCTCGGCTTATTATGGCCTGGTCAAAACTGATGACGAGTACAATAAAATCCGCGCCAAGTACGGAGACACTACAAATAAAGACGCACAGCTAGCCGCGTTACATTCCCTGGGACTCAAGGCAAAATTTATTACCAACGGCAATGCTGCCTTGTTGGAAAATGAATTACGCAATGGCAGGCCAGTAGCAGTTGGTTGGCTGCACCAGGGGAATATCAATTACCCAACTGGGGGTGGCCACTGGACTTGTTGTGTAGGTTTCACGCCTGATGTGTTTGTTCACAATGACCCAAATGGGGAGGCAGATATGGTAAACGGAGGGTACGTTAGCAACTCTGCTTCGCGAGGCAAAGGTGTTAAGTACAGCAGGAAAAATTGGCTGCGCCGTTGGGAATGCGATGGCAACAATACAGGCTGGGCAATTATCGTATCAAAGTGAAACGTAATAAAGATTTAAGACTTCGCATCAATATGTGCTGGGAAGTTGGCGACGAAAAAAAATGCGTAACCCTCAGTAAAGAAGAGGCTTACGCAACTAAAAAATGGGTTGAAGACAATGATGGCGTCGTGTTTTGGACACAGGTCTTGCCTAATTAATCAGCGTTGCTTGGCACGACCAATTACCAAACCGCCAATCTCAATAAGCCTGTAGAGCTTGCGGACAACTTTGTCATCCTTGGGAGTTGGCGTTAACGCACAGATTGCGGAGCAAGCAGCATGGATAGCCAGTGCTACTTCCAGGTATTTATTGAGGTGTTCCATGGGACAACCTTAGTGGATTTTTATATTCTACGCCTAGCTATTTAATCCTCATAGATACGGCACTCTTGCGCCCATGGTTCTGTTTCACAGTATTGCTTAAAGGATTTTGTTGGGCACTTATCGATGTCAATTTGACATTGCTTGAACAGTTTACAGATCAACCAGTTGTAGAACTTAATCACGGCACTGTAGTAAAGGGTACAAGGAAGGCAGGGAAGCGGTCGTCAGCCTGGTGCTCACGCTGCCATGCTTCTTCCCATTCGCTTAAAGAATGATCATGAACATCCTGGCCTTCATAGAATTCCGTGTGATCATTCAAAATAAAATCGTCGTTTTCTAGTAGTACATACGTAAAGTTTTCCAGCAGCAAAACAAAGTCGCCACTTGGAAACTCAATAACAACACCCACTTCATAGTCCAAGGGTTCATTTCGTGTTGTTGAAATGCACAAGAGGTATGTCCCTTGATTCAAGGGGTAATACCTGTCATCACCCTTGTCAAGGCGATTGGGATTGAAGTTGTTATACAGATCTGACTGGGCATTCATAACGTGCCCCACATAGGGATTGTTGATTTCCCCATCGACTGTTGTAGTAATGCTGTCGTCTTGAAAGATTCCTCTGCCTTCAATTGGGTTGAGGTTTAAATCGTACACAGATGTGTTGATGTATTTAGGCCTTCGCCCACCTTTTGCAATAATGATCCAGGCATTGGAAGTGATTGTGAAACTAAACCAATGGTTATAAGTTCCGCCACCGTAACCACCAAAGGACAATTGATTGGTATCACTGCGACCAATCACCTGGTTCTTAGGCCCTAAGCTTCCCTTTAAATTACGCAGAGACAGCTGACTAAACTGCCCCATATTTAAAGGATTGTCCTGCGTCCTTTGACGTTGAACATCCTGACTACGTGCCATTTATATTTTGTAAACCTTTAAATGTATTCTACTCGTCTGGTATTTCTGTATCTTTTGGAAACGTTATGGTATTACGAAACACTTGATTGAATACCAGGGGCTGCTCTTTATTTTTGCCATAGGCCATAAGTTTTTCCGCCTCGAAAGTCAACTCAAACGGATGAACACTTTCAGGTGGGATGGCTCTATTCCAGCTGGAGACTAGGTGCAGGGGGTTGCCACACCTTGGATTTCCGCAAGTGCGTGTCACAATCATTCCCCCCACATCCCCCCAGGCGCAGTTGTAGAGGGCCTTGTGGAAGCTCAGGTTCTCTGCCTTTTGGTGGCTGTAGGCAGACCGATAGGAGGGCATACACACACGCCTGGGGGCGTATGGGCCAGGAGCATCAATGGTCCAGCAGTCCCCTGGGGCGCCAACCGTGATTTTCTTCCACAGTTTTTGGTACTTGGATTTGTATTCAACGTGGAGGTAGTTGATATCAAAGCCACAAATATTGGATTGAATTTTATGGACGCAGTGGTAGCACCAATTATTTATGTTGTCCCTGATGGTATGGCCATGAGGGCAAACGAAACCGTGGTAGTACCCATGGTCACTCAGGGCGGTGTCGTCAAGCTGATCGATTTTTGGCACGAAGCGAAAATTAACAGTTTCAAGCAGTTTTTTTTCGGACCGGTGGAGGTTAGCCATTGCTAAGCAAAAAGTTCTTGAAAGGAAGGGTGTTTAGTTTTTTGCGCATGTTTCTTACTTGCGACCAATTTTTTCCTATTGTCCTTTTCCTTGTTTGAGTACTCGTGTACTACGTCGGTCTTGACTGGGTCCGCACCAGTACGCAAGTAGTACACCACACGGTGCGCGAGGTAGACAACGTTATCGATGCAGACCATGTAATAGCCGCTGACCTTGTTGAGGCGGCCTGCCTGGCTGCCAGCGGGGTTGCATGCCTTCTTGACGCGCCACTCCAGGCCACTGGGGTACTGGTCGGAAAGCTGCAGCAACTCTTGGACGCGCCAGAGAGGCGGCATTTCCTTGTGGTTGCGGGACATCTGGAGGGCGTTGGGGCTCCAAAACATAGTAATGGGCGAGCCGCGGGGAGTCAAGCGTGCAGAAAAACCTGAGAATAGGCCTTTTTATTCTTTATATATGGTTAGATGACGCCGCTTGACCAAAGTGTACGTACTTTATTTCTCTTTGCTTTCCCTCCGAACTTTCAGACATTACACCCTTTAACCACAGTGTCATTCGCCTTAGGGGGGAGTAGAAAGCATTCTATTCTCTGTTCTTGCGCACCGCACTCGAGTCTCAACCCAAGATTTGGCACCCACAAAAAAGGAGGCTGTTGTCGCAGCCCCCTCCTTGATTCAGCTCTCTGCAGGCCCTACGCCCTACTTGCGTCCGTAGTCGTCGCTCAGCCGGGTGATGTCCTCCTCATACAGCTGAGAGCCCCTCTGGACCTCAATTAACGTGAGTTCGGACTCTCCAGCCTCAAGCCGGTGGACCTCTCCCCTGGGGATATGGGCCGTGGTGCCGGGGAAGGCGACCAGCTGCCGATCGCCTACCGTGATGGTCCCAGTTCCGGCCACGACAACCCAGTGTTCCTCACGGTGCTCATGCTTTTGAAGACTGAGCCTTTCGTGTGGCTTGACCGAGAGCGTTTTGACTTTGTAGTTGGGACCTGAGCAGATCGTTTCAAAGGATCCCCAGGGTCTTTCCTCCCGATACGTCATGCAGAGGCACCCGTCAGCGCTTTGCCTTCAGCTTTTTTCTGCTTCTTGCGCTTGCTGGTACGGATCTGAGGCTCCTTCTGGGTCGCAAGCACCTCTTTGAATACGTCGTCAAAATCAGATGCGACCGTATCCCAGTTGAAGCAGGTGTCCGTCACGCGGTCGTAGCAAGCTTGCGCCACCTCATCCAGTTGTTGACGATCTTCATACAGCTCGGTCAGGATGCTTGCCAGATGGTTGTCATCTGGGCATGGCATGATCCGCCCAAAGTTGGTGTCCACATCTGCGTGAAGGTTGCGAATCAGGGGACCGCAGCCCTCAAAGATTTCCTTACATGAGGTGTGATCGGGTACAACCTGCGCTACGCGGCAGGCTGCATGCTCAAAGTTGACGAGGCCCCAGCCTTCACCCTTACAGGTATTTACACCCACGTCAGCGCAGTTGTAAATAACGTTAAGCAGCTCTACGTCCACAGAAGGACCGTTGGGAGTAGGTGCCGTCATGATGATGCGGCCATTCGGATCAAGCCCTTGACGCAGCATCTCCCGGTTAAAGAGAGGCATGATGTCCCAGCCCTGGTCCTTTTGTCCCATGTGCAAGTAAAGCTTGGCGTTCGGCTTGTCGACCGCAAACTTTGCAAACCCAGAAATAGTAAGGTCAATCCGCTTGCGGAACTGATTACGGTTCCCGTTAAAGACAATGAAGTCCTCTGGATTAAGACCCAGTTTTTTACGACATTCGGTTTTGTCCAGCGGATAGAACTGACCAGCGGTTACACCGTGGGGAATAACCCAGATGGGCTTCTCAACACCAGCGTTAATCGTTTCTTCTGCACCAAATTTTGTATAGCAAACTGCTGCGTCCCACTCGTTCATGGTATCGGTCAGGCAACCGTACCAGCCATAGGAATCCATGGGGTAGTAGCCCACAAATTTAAAGCCGATTTGATCACGCAAATCCTTGATTTGAGCCCATTGGTTATTGATAATCCAACAGTCGTTGATTGTAAAAATTACGTCAGGACGCACCCGCTCTGTAATTTCACGAATCCGCGCCTCACCAAACGGGGCAGTCTGGTACATGTTGGAGGCAGGGTACAGGAAATATTCCTTTTGCAATGGCGTGTGATCACCATGCCAGTTGCAACCCAACACGTGGATTTCGTACTTATCTTTGAGACGACTTAGCACGTTTTCGGTAACACGCGCAAAACCAGTGGTGGCAACAATATCACCAACCCACAAGAGCTTGGGTTTATTTTCAGTCATTTAGTTGTTTATTGACTGAAGATAGTATACAAACTATTGCGGAGTTGTAGACCGCACTAGTTCTTTTTCCTCTGATCGTTTCGATTTGAGTTTAGTTTTTAGGAATTCGGCAGCCTTGTGGGTGTTTGTTGTGTCACCACAGGTGTAGAGATCGATGGCTGCATAGCCCAGCTCAGGCCACGAATGGATAGAGGCATGTGATTCTGCCAGCAACGCAAGGAGTGTGACCCCTTGCGGCTCAAACTTTTCACCAAAGACACGCAGGATTTTTGCACCTGCCATATTGAGGGCCACCTCAAGTAGGCGTTCAAGCTCCTCGTAGTTATCGAGGATAGCTTGATCGCACTCATAGAGATCAAGGATGAGGTGGCGTCCGTTGCTCAAAGTTCTTCTCCAACCTCTTCCATTGTCGCATTAGATGCTTTGTCAATAATGTCCCCATAGAAGGTGCGCCATTCCTCCTTGTTCAGGCCAACCTCCACAAGAGACGGATACTGCTCATACTTGGGACCAAACGCCCGAAGAGCAATGTTGACAACCCGCATGCCACGAGTGTTTTTAAATTGGTAGACGTTCAGCTTGAGCTGGTGGACACACACGTCCATGAGCAGGGATTCAAAGCGGCTGCGACCAAGGATGTTGCTATTTGAGCCACGCGAAAACTCGCAGTAGCTGGCATATAACCACTTATCCCAGTTGATGTACAGGTTTGATACACCTCCCGGCGCATGCTTAGCCAAGCCAACAGGAGTTGAAATACCTGGATCAAAGACCACACAGTGCTGCATCCAATCCAAGATCTGGTTGGATTTAAGGATCTGCTCCTTGTGATGCTTGGCAAAGAAGTCAACTTTATCGTTGGTCTCCATCAGGTATTCGCGCATCTCAGCTTCCGTCATATCCAAGACCCAGTTCACGAGACCAGGAAGCAAAGCCGCAAACTCACCGAAAGGATGACCGCGATCATCCATATCGATAAGGGTGCGTTGCTCAGCGGAGCTACCAGTGAAAGGCTGATCGAATGGGATAGTAAGACGACGGCGAGCCAAGCCCGAAGTTGGGTCTGTGGTTTGGATAGGTTCATTGGCGGTGATCATGACAAGTCCATTGAACTTAAACGGTTTCTGGCTACCCGCCTGAAACTTTCTTTCGTTACGGATCAAGTCACGTCCCGTGATTGCTTTAAGGACAGAGACCGAGCCACCGTAACGCTCCACGTCATTGAAGAGCAGCAGCTTTTTCTTGTACAGGTTGGCGGTCTCAAACCTGTTCTTCTCCAGGTGCTCCAGTGAGGAGATCATGGCGTTGTCGTCACCAACCAATGCGTGGGCAAGGTTGCTGTAGGTGGACTTACCTGATTTACCTGGGCCGACAATCTCAACAAACTTCTGGATGTCAGAGTGACTAAGCAAGACTGCCCGCAGCCAAGCCCGCAGTACCTGGACGCGACCCCAGCTATCATGCTGCGTACTCTTTAGCCATTTAATGATTGATTCACATGTGGCATACGGATCGTAATCGTATGGCAGTTGTTGCGTGATGTACATTTCCCGGTTAAAGGGAAGAAGCTCCCGCGTATCTACCTTTAAGATGCCATTCATAAACAGCAGGTAGTCATTGCTTTCATACCAGTCATCAAAGATGGTAGAGATGCGTAACTGCTCCATCAAATCTGAGATCAGATTCATGGAATACCCGCTGTGCAGCAAGCCTTCTTTGATGGCATCAAGACGGCCTTTGATGTCGCCCTTTACCTCATACTCAGACAGTTGAGACCACAGCCCCTTCCGCTGGTATTCATACATAAAGAATGCGCCATGGGCTTGGCTATATCGCAGGTTCCCTTTGTAGTCCTGCAACAAGATGCCAGTGATGACATCTGAGGAAGGGTTACGAGTCTTCTGATTCTTTCCTTGTTTTTCCCCAAAATCAGTACGACGTTGCCGACTGTTTGTCGGGGCCTGCCATTGAGATTCAGTTGTTTCCGTCTTGTTTAAACCCAAGTCGTCTTCCAGTTCGTTTAATAATTTGGATACATGATCAAGCATGGCATCGTCTACATTCATTGCTTTGTGATTTTCAGAAGGCTTCCAACCGTTCTCTTTGGCGACGTGAACGATAGAGCCAACGCTCCGGCCACCGCCCTTTGAGAAAGAAAGCCAACGCCGCTGGCACTCGCCATCCCGATACTTATCAGATTGCCGAGACCATTCATCCCAATGATCCAGCAAGGATTCATCCAGTGAATGAAGTGACTGACCAACCGTGATCCAGATGTCGTAGTCATCGGTTGCTTCCGGTGGCATGCCCCACATTGCTTCCAATGCAAGTTGCATGTCCCGTTCAAGGGAGATTTCAGCGTTGATTGCAAAAGAAGGTCCGATGATGCGCGTTGTTTCCTTTGCCGGCACCCCTTGCTTAACATTCTTTTGAACGATGGCATTCAGTAACCAGTCCGGAAACTCAGGCAGGTTTTCAATCCACTCAAACCCCTGGTCTGGAGCGGTGAAGTAACCGGATGTCTCTGGGTGCAAACCCATTAACACACCTTGGTGTCGCTTCCACAGAATCTCCAGCTTTTCTTTGGGTCCTTCCGAGTGCCAGGTGTATTTGTTTCGGATGAATTGCTTGTGCTGATCGCGGGAAAGCTTGTACAGCTTCCGCTCACGCCCCTCCTTCCCGCTAAGAATTGTTAAGGTTTGTGGAAGTGCTTGATCAAAGGGAAGCTCCGAGAGTTCCTCGATGAGCTGGTAGACGGTAGGACCATCGACATCAACCCAGACGAAACCATAGGGGTGGTTGTAGACCGGGCCGCCAAGCAAACCAACAGCTTTGCAGCGCCCACCCAGGATTTCCTCTTCAATTTCCTGGGGACTGAAAGGTTTCTTTTGCCAGCCAGCCACATACGGATCTTTGTTCGGACCCAAAGGGGTCAAGGGCCAGTCGACAGGAATGTAATCAAGCTTGATTTCACCAGGCTTGAGAGCTTGCTGATTGGTATTGGTCATACCTGGGACTCCTGTCGGACCTCTACTTTAAAGTTTTTATCTGCAAAAACCGCTTCTTTTAAGAGATAAAAGGCGTGAAGGTGCATGTCAGTGGGCAGATAAAAGCAGTCTCCATCCGCCGCACTTGACATGCGACTCATGAGACTATTCATCCACTCACCCGTACAGACGTTGATGTCCATGGGGAGGGCTTGACTTGAATGTTTTTTTATCCTACGGCGCCCAACCCAGAGATCCCATTACAAGTTTCTGGAAATCAGTAAGTCTTATGCGACTCACCAATTGGATCGATAATTTCAAATTGTTCCATTAGTCTTTCGTAAACTTGCAACGCATCTTCCCGCGTAACAACAACTGTTTGGCATGCAACATCCCATGCGTGACGCTTGCGGTTCTCCAACTTGTTGTTTATTTTTCTGTTAGTGTTCATAAACTTATTTCGATATAATTAGTTTATAAGTCTTATTACCATGAAAGACAATCGTAGCCGCAAAGAACGCAAAGAACCTGTAAAAGGTGCTGTAGATAAAGCAGGCGGCAAACAAGGAATGCCTAAGCCCCGCCGCAAAGCTGCAAAACCTACTGGTGAAAACAGTCGGCCAAACACTGGCAAACCTGCCCGCAACAAAGATGTTCCCGCTGCTGGCGCGCGTCCTACCAAGACTTCCTCTCGCCCAGCTCCTGCCCCAACAACTGCTCCAACTTCTGGTGCGCGTCCGACCAAGTTAGTGCCTCGCCCAGAGCGTCCTTCTACTGCAGGTCAACGTCCCACTGCGACTCGTTCCAAGCCAACCAAGAGACCTTCATCGGCACCCACCAAGTCGCCTCAGGCTTCAGCTTCGTCCAATTATATGAACATGCTGAATCAGATGCGTTCTCAAACTTCTTCTGCCCAAGGCGCCGGTCCTTTGTCTTTCCCTAGTCTCTGATTAGATCAGGTCAGGATCGTAGACATTACAGTTTTCAATCTGAGTGTAATACTCGGCTACGATCTTCAGCCAATCTTCTCTTAGGGAATCCAGGAAGCGCCTGGAAATCTTAAAGACTTGAGTACGAACAGGCGTCGACACCAAGATTGCCGCCTGTTGTACTCTCATGCCAAGGGTCTGTTCAATAGCGATATCATACGCAGCGAGCTGCTTGCAAGTCTTTTTAAATTTCAGATGCCCACCCAAGAGATCACGCCACTCAGGCGTACCTTTCTCTAAGTCTTTAGGCCACTTGCGGCTATAGGGTTTGACGCTGGTCTTTAGGTCAGCAAGTGTCAGTTTATTGTTAGCCACAGCAATAATATCAGGAGCACCAGCCCAAGCGCGTCCTTCTCCGTCACAACCCCAGACGCGAGCAACGTCATCAGCGCCAATAGTGAAGTCAAACTTATCCAGAACCGGAGACTCGGCCCAAAGGATTTCCTGGAATTGATCCAGAATCGCTGGCATGCCAGCCCAAAAGTCCGAATATTCATCTTTGATTTCCGGAGTCTTGTTACCTTTGAGGTACTGCTCCATACCATAGTGAATGGCAGTGCCCCGCTCGGCTGCTTGTTCTTTGACACCTGGGTTATTTTTAGACCACATCTCAAGCTTCCGTTTATTTGCTTCGGAAGCTGTTTCACTAATGATAGTAGTTACGGACGGCGCTGGTCCAGTGGGTAACGGCGTCGTGTAATGACGTTTTCCGTTAAGCGTAATTCTGGCAGCGGTCCTATTAATAGACCGCATCATTTCTGGCTGCTGGTCCTTGGCATCAATCCAAGGATCTGATGTATTCAGTTTAGCAACCATTACAGGTTTTGTATATTGGCTACAATATAGCAGATTTCAAACTAAGAATGGAAGATTTTAAACTCGTTGTTTTGACAATATTGTTGGCTATGCTTGTGGCATCGATCATCCAGCTAGCACCCCATTGGATCCACTGACAAAAATCCGACTGGGCATTGAGGGCTGGTTGTCCTGCCTAGGCGTTTTGTTGCAAATTACCTGGACTTGCATCAAGATCAAATGGATTGCGTTTTTGGCATGGCTTGCAACATTACTCGTTTCTATTACTGTGATCCACTCATTGATCTCAAGTCATTCATAAAGCTTGAGCACCGCAGCAGAAATGGTGTGGCTTTTGATGACGTGGACACAGCAAAAGCAAACGCCTTCGAGGATTGTTTAACCCAAGAAGGCGAGCCCTACTTACGCGTTGACCTTTAGACAGTTGCCAAATCGTAGGTAATCATTTCTTTCACAAGATCCTCAAAGCCAATGCGTGGTTCCCAACCAAGCTCCCGATACGCTTTGGTGCAATCACCCAGGAGAGTGTCGACTTCAGCTGGACGGTAGAACTGTGGGTTGATGGCAATGACTGTTTTGCCCAGCTTATGGCTGTACCCAATTTCATTGACACCTTCCCCTTGCCACTCCAGTTCCAGCGCTAGGTAGTCAGCAGCAATCTCACAAAACTGTCGGACGCTGTGCTGGATACCCGTTGCAATCACATAGTCTTGGGGCGTTTCTTGCTGGAGGATCAGCCGCATAGCTTCCACATAATCTTTCGCGTGCCCCCAGTCGCGTTTAGCTTCTAGGTTCCCAAGCTCCAGCACAGGGATTTTATTGCGCATTACAGCAACTAATCCTTTAGTCACCTTCTTGGTTACAAAGTTATCACCACGGATGGGGCTTTCATGATTAAATAGGATGCCGTTGGCACCAAACATGTCATAGCTCTCGCGGTAATTAACGGTCAGCCAATAGCCAAACAATTTGGCGACACCGTAAGGACTCCTAGGGTAGAAGCCAGTCTCTTCAT